GGGGACGAAGAGCCCGGAAAAAACGAGTTTTTGGATTAACGAAAGATGAATCCGACGTTAATGAAACCTTAATGTCTAGAAAGCCCATGCCAACGGCCTCTGCCAAGGGCTTGCAGATCCTCCATAGTTGCTTCGCACTTGCGAAATAGCCAAAATGCGCCTATGACTGACCATGACTTCGAGTTGGGCGACGACGGCCACGTTCAGCCGGCCGGCGCCGGCACAAAGAGCCGAAACTGGGGTGGTGCTCGCGCTGGCGCGGGCCGCAAGCCGAAGGATTGGAAACCCCCGCCTGAAAAGGTTGATTTGGACGCCGAGCGCGCCCTGCACGAGAAGATCAAGCGCCAGCGCGCCGAGTTCGACTTCGAGGTGCAGAAGGGCGCCTACGTTCCGCGCGAGGTGGTTCGTCAGGCGACGGCCACGATCTTCTCGGGCATGGTGCAAACCCTCCGCTCGCTCTCCGACAACCTAGAGCGTCAGGGCGTCGCGCCCGAGGTGTGCGTCAAGGTCGACGCCGCGGTGAACGAAGTGCTCGCTCAGATCGGCCAGGATCTGCAGATGATCGGGGGCGTGGATTGAGCTACGACTTCGACGAAGCCCTCGTCACTTGCCTTCAAGACATCTGCATCTCGCACCACGCCTTCGCGCCGCCGCAGGCGACCAGCGTGGCCGAAGGTGCTGCGCAATGCCTTGTGATTCGACAGCCCGGCATGGCAGGTGGACCGTGGGATGCGTCCGAGACGCCCTACATGGTCGAGCCCATGAACATGCTCGCGAGCCGACTGCACGAGGCTGTAGCTTTCGCCGGGCCGGCGCGCACCGGCAAGACCGCGGGTCTGCTGCTTGGGGCTATGGCGCACTTCGTCTGCAATGACCCTGGCGACATCTTGTTCGTGCAGATGACGCAGGACAAGGCACGCGAGTTCTCGAAAACCGATGTGCGCCGGGCGGTGGACTACTCACCGCGCCTGAACGCGATGCTCAGCAGCAACGCGAGTGATCGCAACACGCACGACATCATGTTCAAGCACGGGATGTGGCTGCGCATCGCGTGGCCGACCGTGAGCAACGTGTCGGGTTCGACCTACCGCTTCGCGTTCATCACCGACATCGACCGCATCCCGAACGCGGAAAACCTCGACGGTGAAGGTCCGCTGTTCAACCTCGCTCTCAAGCGCACAACGACCTTCATGAGCCGCGGCATGGCGCTGGCCGAGTCGAGCCCCGGCGTCGAGCTGACCGATCCCGGCTGGAAACCCGCGACGCCGCACGAGGCGCCGCCAGTGACCGGCATCCTCGGCATCTACAACCGCGGTAGCCGCAAGCGTTGGTACTGGCGCTGCCCGCACTGCGAGGACGAGTTCGAGGCGTCGCCGGGCCTGGAGTTGTTCAACCTCCCACCCGAGGACGAGCTGCTGGAGCTGGTGCGCACCGCCGACATCCCCGAGATGGCGAAGCACTACGGCTCCCGCATCATCCCACCGTGCTGTGGCGCCGAGATCCCGCGCAAGATGAAGCCGCTGCTGAATCGCACGGGCCGCTGGGTCAGCGAGGCCGAGCGTCTGGGGCGGCCGGAGGACAACGCCAAGATTGCGAGCTACTGGCTGGGTGGCGTAGCGGCGGCCTACCAGAGCTGGGAATCGCTGGTGCAGCGCTACCTGCTCGGGCTGCGCGAATACGCACTCACCGGCAGCGAGGAGGTGCTGAAGTCGACGGTCAACACCGACCAGGGTGCTCCGTACATGGCGCGGCACCTCGTCGAGAGCAAAACCAAGGCCAGCACGCCGGAGGACCGCGCGACCGACATTCAGCGCTACGTCGCGCCCGACTGGGCGCGCTGCCTGATCGCCGCGGTGGACGTGCAGGGTGGCACCCAGGCGCGCTTCGAGGTCCAGGTGCATGCGATCGGGCCGTACCTCGAACAGCAGTTGGTGGACCGCTTCGCCATCAAGCTCTCGAAGCGCGAGGGGATGGGCCAGGACTTTGCGCCGATCGACCCCGCGGCCTACGCCGAAGACTGGGATCTGATCCGCGACAAGGTGATGACGGCGACCTACCGAACGCCGGAGGAGGGCCGCGAGATCATGGTGGCGCTGACCGTCGTCGACACGGGTGGCGAGAACGGTGTCACCGACCGGGCCTACGCCTTCTGGCGCCGCATGCGCGAGCAGGGTCTGAGCGACCGGCTGATGCTCTACAAGGGCGCCAGCCCGATCGGAGCGCCGATCCTGCGCAAGAGCAAGGTGGGTGCGCGCAACGAGCGCGACAAAGGCGACGTGCCGCTGTACGTGTGCAACCCGAACCTGCTCAGCGATGCCGTGAGCGCCGGCCTGCGCCGCGCGGTGCCGGGACCGGGCTACTTCCACTTCCCGAGACCGAAGCACCCGCTCAAGAACCCGAACGGCTGGCTGCCCCAGGCGTTCTTCGACGAACTCGGGGCCGAAGTGCGCGGCAAGAACGGGGTGTGGGAACAGGTCCGCAAGCGCAACGAGTCGTTCGACTTGTGCAGGATGATCCGGGCCGGCGCGCTGCGCCTGGGTCTCGACAAGGTGAAGAACTGGGGCAAGGTGCCGGAGTGGCTGCAGCCGCTGCCGACGAACTCGCTCGTCATCAGCACCGAAGCGCGCCGCGAGATGAAAGCCGAGGCGCCGCCCGAGCCTGAAGTCGAGGAGATGTTCACTCCTGCCGTGCGTCGGCCTGCTGTGAAAAAGAAGCGCAGAACCCTCGCGTCACCCTACCTGGGGTAAGCACCTAGTTGACAGGTTTGGCGATTGCGACACAATGCGCTCACTGTCGATGCACAGCCCCTCGCTTCAACGAGGAGCGCTGAAAGATGAGTTAGCCGGCAGGCGAAACTCCCAAAGCTGGTGAGGATTTGCGGACCCGTTCTACTTGGGGTCAAAAGCCAGAGAAAGCGAGATGACACCCCGGAAAGACGGGGCTTGAAGGATTCGTTCTTCAAGCGTGTTGGCAGATTTGACGGACGATTTCGCGATACATCCGTCGAGTTGGCTGAAAGGTCAGGGCTTCGCCCCCGTAGTTTCGCTACGCCCTTGTGCGTATCTACGGCCTGCGCGATAACTTGCCAACACTCTTGAGGGACGAAGAGACGGGTTTCCACCGTTTCCCACCAAATGCGGGCGCGCAGGTAAATCTCTAGCCCGGTTCGCGGAACTACCGGAAACATTCCGACCCGATCGCTTTGCGGCGCTCGGGAGAGCCCGCAGCAGTGCGAGTTCCCCCGAGCGCCGCCACCGGCCGAATCGCTGTTCCTTGACTCCCTTCTCCCTGGGCTGTTGCGGTAGCGGCGCTCGACTTCCTCCCTGCCCGTCGTTCCCATCCAGTTGCGACGGCTTCTACCCGGCCCCGGCCGGGTTCTTTTTGCCCGGTCGTACCATTTCCGACGAAACCCTGCGAATTTCGTCCGAAATCGTGCCGCAGGCGTGGGCCGTGTCGAATCTGCGACATTGCCGCCCACTATGGCAGTCACCCAAGCAGACATCGACAAGCTGAACTCCGCGATCAAGAGCGGCGTTCGCTCGGTGACGATCGGTGGGATCACCACGATCTACAACACCACCGAATCGCTAATCAAGGCACGGGACGACATGCAGACCCAGCTCAATGCGCAGAACGCGCAGACGAAGCCGCGCAAGTCGAAGCAGATGCAGCTCGTCAGCACGGGCCGGGGATACTGATGGACAAGAAGCCCGGCCGCCCGGCCAGCATGGAGACTCGCATCGCCCGCGCCGTCGCGGGGGTGCTCGCGGAGCCTACCGTCACCACGCCCCAGGGCAAAGAGGTGCGCAAGTTCAGCGCCCGCTACAACGCAGCGGGCTTCGGCAAGCGCATTGCCGGGTGGAACCCAGGCAGCGCCGGCCCGAACGCGGTGCTCAGCGGCCTGTCGAACATCCGCAACCGGGCGCGCGACACCTCGCGCAATGACTGGTCTGGTGCCTCGTTCCTGCAGAAGTGGGAATCGAACCTCATCGGCATCGGCATCACGCCGCGCTTCAAGCGGCTGGCCGGCGCACGCCGCGCCGAGGTCACGGACATCTGGACCGACTTCGTGGCGTCCAGCGACGCAGACTGCGTGCTCGACTTCTACGGCCAACAGACTCTGGCAATCCGCTCCTGGTTCGACGGGGGTGAAGTGTTCATCCGCCGTCGCAATCGCGACATCGGCGAGGATCTGCCGGTGCCGATGCAAGTGCAGTTGCTCGAAGCGGAGATGTGCCCGCTGTTCGACTCCGACCACTACGAGGGCCTGCCGAAGAACAACGTCATCCGCCGAGGTATCGAACTGAATCGGCGCGGCAAGCGCGTGGCGTACTGGTTCTACAAGAACCACCCCGGCGACATCCAGCTCAGCGCGAACCCGGTAGCCGGTCAACTCGTGCGCGTAGCGGCCAGCGAGGTGTGCCACCTCTTCAAGCCTCTGCGCCCGGGCCAACTGCGCGGCGTGCCGATGATCACCCCGGTGCTGACGCGCCTGCGCGATGTCGAGGACTTCGACGACACCGTGCTGACCCGCCAGAAGCTCGCGAACATGTTCGTCGGCTTCTTGGTTAAAAAGCTGCCGCAGTTGACCGGCGACGAGGACATCAACCTCATCACGGGCGACGAGACCGAGACCGACGAGAACAACCGCCCGCTGGTTGGCCTGCAGCCCGGCCTGCTGCAAGAGCTGGACGACGGCCAAGAGGTGCAGTGGTCGAACCCGCCCGAGGCCGGCACGACCTACAGCGACTACATGCGCACGCAGCACCTCGGCACCGCCGCGGCTGCTGGCATGCCCTACGAGCTGTTATCGGGCGACATCAAGGACATCAGCGACCGCACGCTGCGCGTCATCATCAACGAGTTCCGGCGCCTCGCCGAGCAGTACCAGTGGCAGCACATCATCCCGATGATGTGCGTGAAGGTGCTGCGCTGGTTCGCGGAGAGCGCGCTGCTCGCCGGCCAGATCAGCCTCGACGAGTTCGACGACGTGCGCCGCGCCGAGTGGTCGCCGCACGGCTGGGCACACATCCATCCGGTGCAAGACCCGCAAGGCAAGCAGCTTGAAGTGGACGCGGGCTTCCGCAGCCGCTCCAGCGTCATCGCCGAGCGCGGGGACGACCCCGAGGTGGTGGACGCCGAGCGCGCGGCCGACCTGGAGCGCGCGAAGGAGATGGGCCTGTTCAATGATCCGACCGGGCGCCTGGATGCCAACGGCAATCCCATCCCGCAGGAACCGACCAACCCTCAGCAGGACGACCCCGCCGACCCGGTGCAGAACTCGCTGCTGCAGGCGTTCGCGCGCATGGAAGCGGCGATCAACGCCCGGCCGCAGGCGGCAGCGCCCGCGCCGGCCGCCCCGACGATCAACGTCACGAACCACCTTCCGGCCGCCACGATCCACAACGCGATCGAGACCCCGGCACCCCAGGTTGACGTGCATGTAGAGGCGCCGAACATCGAAGTTCCCGCGCCGGTCGTCAACGTGCAGAACAACGTCGAGCCGACGCCTGTGAACGTCGATGTGCAGCCGCCCAACGTGGCGATCCACAACGAGGTTCAACCGGCCGAGGTGAAGGTCAGCTTGCCGAAGCGCCAAAGTGAGACGACCGTCGTGCGAGACGGCGACGGGAACATCAAGCGCAGCACCACCATCGAGCAAGACATCGAGTAACCCAAGGAGCAACCAATGGCAATCACTTCGACCGACATCAAATACCGCCTGAGCGGCGGTTCCTCGAACACTGACCCCGCCGCCTCGATCGGCGGGGTGATGAGCACCAGCACGGACGCGGGCAGCGGCATCTTCGACAACGTGAGCAGCGCCGAGGGTGCAGCCGGCGACACCGAGTACCGCTGCGTCTACGTGCTGAACAACCACGGCACGTTGACTCTGGAGAACGCGAAGGTCTGGATTCAGACCAACACCCCCAGCGCCGACACCACCGTCGACATCGGTCTCGCCGCTGAAGGCGCGAACGCCACCGCGGCGGCCGTGGCGAACGAGAACACCGCACCCACGAGCGTCACCTTCTCGGCGGCAGCCAACGAAGGCGCTGCTCTGAGCCTGGGCAACCTCGCCGCGGGCCAGCGCTATGCGGTGTGGATTCGTCGCACGGTGACGGCTGGCGCGGCTGCAGCAGCCGACAGCTTCACCCTGCGCGTCAAGGGCGACACGCTGCCGTAATCGATGGCGACTCCACGCGGCAAGAGCTACAACGCCCCTTCGGGGGCGACGGTCTACGGCGGGCGCTTCGGGCATGCGCTGGCGCTGTTCGCCGATACTGTCTCCGCCGGCCAAGCGCTCCAGTTCAGCTCGCCCTCACTGCTGGTCAACGACAGCACAGGCGCCCGACCCTTCATGCCGCCGGCAGGGTCTGGTTCAGGGACGCCGATGCTCGACTGGTCCAGCAATTTCGGGTACTGCCCAGCGACCGGGCGCGTGATCTGCTGCGCTGGCCGACCCGCTGCCTCCGCGCCCGCTGCCAAGATGGTTTGGTACGACCTTGCCGCTGATGAATGGGATGGCCTTGGCAACCCGTTCGGCGTGGGCGCCGGCCACTTCTACCAGTCCCAATGCGTAGCGAAAGAGGTCCGCCGCTTTTTCTACTTGCCCATCTTTGGCAGCCGCGTCATTCAGGTGTGGAACACGCAGACCTGGGCGGCTGAGGCGGCGCTGCCGCAAATCCCGAACTGGTCCCTGGGCAACTCGTGGGGCGATGCGATCTGCCTGAGCTGGCACCCGAACATTGGGACCCAGGGCTCTTTGATCGCAGCCGGCGGCGCCACCAACTACGCGCGCATCGCGCGCTTTGACTGGGCCAGCCAGACCTGGACCGAACTCTACGGCTCCAACAGCCAGGGCTACGCGGCTGATGGGCACTGGGCTGGCGTCTATGTGCCGGGGGCCAATGCGTGCATCGTCGGGCGCAGCTCGGATCTGACCCCATGGCAACTCTTCAAGATCGACGCTGCGGGCAATGTCACCCGCACGGCAGCCAGCCCTAGCTACATCTCGGCGAGCAATGGGCGCGGAATCATCACGCCGCACCCGAGCCGCGCTGCGCTGATCCACCTTTGCTACACGACCCAAAAGGTCTGGAGCTACGAAGTGGACAGCGACTCTTGGGTGGACCGAGGCGCACTGCCGGCGGCATTCAACGTCATCTATCAGGCCGGCTCCACGATCCCAGAGCTTGGTGTGATTTTCTCAGTCCGCGCCAACAACAACGGCGGCGATGCGGTCGGCTCTCAAACCTGGGTTTACAGGCCCAACTTCTGACCATGTATATCCGAAGCACAGACGGCAGTGATGCCGATGACGGCAGCACCTGGGCCCTGGCCAAAGCCACTGGCGTTGGCATGGCGGCGGCAGATGCAGCCGGTGAGACGCACTATTTCAGCCAAGCTCACAGTGAGGGGACTACAGGCGCGTCCTTGACGCTGGCGATGGCCGGGACGCAGGCAAGCCCGAGCAAGATCCTCGGCGTTTCGGATGCCGCCGAGCCGCCCACGGCGCTGGCGCTAGGCGCCACGCTGATTGGCAGCTCGGTCACGATCCAGGGTCATGTTTATGTGGACAGCTTGACGCTGGAGGCGAACACCGCTATTGCGGTCGGCTCCGGGGCAGCCACGGTGCAGCACTACCGGGCCTGCCGCCTGCGGCTTGTTGGCACGTCAAGCAGCAGCCGGATCAACTGCGGCGTCAACGGCGCGGGTGTTGAGCCACTGGTGGTGCTGGAGGACTGCACATTCAAGTTCGGCAGTGCGTCCCAAAAGCTCACGGCACTCATCGGTCACACCAAGATCATGGGCGGGTCGATTGAGGCCGGCGGCACGGCCTTGACGGGCTCGTTAATCGAAGTCACGAACGGCGGGCGCCCTGGCAACTTTCAGATTGACCGCTTCGATTTCAGCGGGCTCGCCAGCTCGTGCAATCTGCTCACCGTATCGAACGGTGCCGGCCGATTCATCATCCGCAATGGCAAGCTCCCCGCAAGTTGGAGCGGCAGCCTTGCCACCGGCACATTCGCCCCCGGATTCCGGGCCGAGATGTACGACTGTGCCAGCGGCGATACGCACCACACATTTTGGATCCAAGACTACGCCGGCTCGGTGCGCGAGGAATCCACCATCGTCCGCACGGGCGGCGCGACCAAGAGTCAAAAGTTCGTCAC